GAAGTTGTTTAATAGCTTAACAGGAGTTGTGTTTATACGAGTTGACCTTAACTCGCAATTCCTGCGGGTTGCGTTTGCAAATTGCGTTGGCTTTGAACTTGTAATTCCTTGCGTGTTGGGTTGCTTTTTTGGTACACACGGGTACACACGGGTACACACGGGTACACATGTGGGCGTGTGGAAAAAGCCATAAAAAGGTACACACGGTACACACGCCCCCTTTAGGGGTGTGTACCATGTGTACCATGGATTCTCAACTTTGTTTCATATAGTGAAACTAGCATTTTTCCAACGCGTATTTTTTGCGACTTGGGAAAAACCACTACTAAATCGGTAGCTCGCAATTTTTGCGGGTTGCACAACTAGGAGATTGACAAATGAAAATTAGATGGCTGAAAGAACCTTTCGAGGGTTGCCCAATCGGTTGGACACTTTGCACTAGCCCGAAAGAATTTATCAAAGCCCAGCGCCAAGCCAAAACCCCCCACGGTGAAATGGATGCTTGGTGCGCTGAGGGCATCTTTGTCGGGGTAACGCATTTCTTCCCCAGCGCCATTATCGTCTGCGCTCCATTGGGCGCAAGCTACGACGTGCTGGTACACGAAGCGGTGCATGTATTCCAACGCATGATGCAAAGTATCGGCGAGACTAATCCGGGCGTTGAGGTACAGGCCTACGCTATCCAGCACCTAGCGCGTTGCTTGATCGAAGAAATGAATTACCGTCAGCAAAAGGTTGAAGCCAAGGAGAAAACGAAATGATTAACAACTTACGCAACGTCGTTGAACACTTTCGAGGACTAAGAGCCATCGAAGTACTTGCCTACTTCTGGCTAGTGGGAATGGTATTGTGGGGAATATTCGGTGGTGGCCTTAGTCAGGATTTCCAACCCTACTAGCTAAAAACCCCAATACCGTAGCATTGGCTACACTTTTTAAATCGCTCCTGTGTTGATTATGTTGCACCAATTTAGTGCATAACGTTGATTCAGGAGCTTTTTGCTGGGTATTGTGTTTTATTGCCAAAAGGGTAAGATGCTTGCACCATGACTGATGACGACGATTTAGTAGGCTACCCGCTCGAAGAGCTTAGGCCATTGACGGCCAAGCAAGAGACTTGGTGCCTTGAGTTTATACGCACAGGCAATGGCGTAGAGTCATACCGCCGGGCGTATAACACCAAAGGTCATTGGCGAGCAATAAATCCCGAGGTCTACAAGTTAAAAAAACTTCCGCATATCCAAGCCAGACTTCTCGAATTACGTAAAGAACTTGCCGGTAGCCTCATTATCGACAAGGCTCAAGTACTTAACGAGCTATCCAAGCTTGCCTTGTTCGACGTGCGCAATTTGTACGACGAGAATGGCGAATTCAAGCCAATCAGTGAACTCGACGATAACACCGCGGCGTCTATCACCGGCATTGAGTCCACACGTGACGGCCCGACTGATAAACTTCTCACGGCCAAGGTCAAGCTGGCTGACAAGCGTGCAGCGCTAGTGGACATTGGCAAGCACCTAGGCATGTTTACCGATAAGGTCGAAGTGACAGGCAAGGATGGCAAGGACCTCGTACCAGAAGAAACCAGCCAGACCGAGATCGCAAGGCGCATTGCTTTTCTGCTCACTAGCGGCATGCTAAAAAAGTAGTTGTATTTTATTTTGGCTGGTGTATTGTGCCGATTATGTTGGGTATAAATCCGACTACTCCGAAGCACATATAACTTTCAAAGGAGCTACATCATGACCGCAACCGCAGTTATCTTAACATCCGTACATGGCAAACGTTTAGGCATTGGGCCACAAGGGCACATCATCATCAATGGCCGTCGTGTTCCGTCAATGGACGACACTGGCGCAATCAAATTTCTACAAGGCGCACCGGGCACAATCAACGCTACAGCTTCAATGCTCGCAGCGGATTTACTGACAGGTATCGTGACTTCCACTTCTGCCGCAGCCGTTGCCGCTTCAGTGCCTACAGGCACATTGCTTGACGCAGCTGCCGGTTTGCTGGTAGGTGAAGCCTTTGAGTGGAATCTAATCAACACTGGCCCTAACACTGTGACCGTTACAGCAGACACAGGCCACACTCTGGTTGGTACTATGACCGTTGTAACGGCGGTATCAGCAGCTTTCCTCTCACGTAAAACAGCGGCAAATACTTTCGTTACTTACCGCTTAAGCTAGGAGTACGGTATGGCTCAACAATCCTTTGGCAGCAGCGGCCAAAAACCTGCGTATAACGCACGCAATATAGCCGTAGCAGTACCGCAAGCAGGGAATACCGTTCTGTTAACGATACCCTGCCACGGCTTAACCCGCATACTCGTACAAGTGGATGTAACAGTGCAAGCGCTCGACGCGTTCATTATCCAAGTGCGATCAACCAACGTCGCTTCACTAGCGACACTCTACTCGGTAGCTGGGGATTACACCTCGCCTAAAGGCTTACTGGTCGGGGCTAGTGGTGACTTGACCACGATAGCAGCCGCCGCAAGCGGCTGGTTTATCATGGACGTGGACGGGTTGTACGAGGTTGTCGTAAGTGCAAGCTCGGCTAACGTCGCAGGTTCTACGGTTGATGCGTATTGCGGTGGAGGCACATTAAATGGCTAATTGGCGCGATAAGGCAACATCCACTAACGGTACGGTAACGAGCGTTGCGGTTCCTTCTGGCAATGGGTTAGCTGGGGTAGTCACTGGACCTACTGGTGATGCCTCTATCGCGCTTTCGACTACGGTTACGGGTGTTGTAAAAGGCAACGGCACTGCATTATTGGCAGCGGTAAACTCCGATCTACCAGCTATGTCGGCTACGGTAGGTGGTGCGGTTCCTACGCCGCCGAATGACGCCACGCAATACCTACGCGGTGATGCGTCATGGGGAATTCCAGCGGGTGGTGGCGGTGCTTCAGATATTACAGTAGCTACTATTGCAGCACTTAAAGCTTTGAATGTAGCGACATTAACCAATGGCCAAGCGCTCTTCGTTCGTGGGTACTACGCAGATAACGACGGTGGTGGTGGCGGTTTCTACTACAAATCCGGTTCGTCTACAGC